CCAACACGTACAATTACGTCTTGGCTCTTAACCAGTTCTGTGGGGTGGTAGAGCATGAGATTGCCTCAGCAATGGGAAAGAGAAAGTGGTTAAGCGTCAAACGTTTTGTACGCTTCCTTTACCAACCAGTCTAAAGATGCCTCTGATTGGTGCGCCTAGGAACTGCCAATAATGTTCAGCAATTTGTTCGTTCGGCAATAGCTCAAACCGTCCTTCCCTTCCATTGATGGTGGCAGCAGCAGAACTGCCAGGAGTGACGCCAGAGAGGGCTAGAGGCCCCGTCAAGCGTCCTTCCATGTACACAGCCGTATTATCAGCACCAAGCAAATAATCGTACTGTGGATTACGCTTCTGCTTCAATGTGGCATAGTATGTCACGCCAGTAGAAGTGGGAACGTAATTGCCAGTGCCTGATTCAACGACATAACCAGAAGCCACTGACCACACAAGAGTGGCATTAGCTAAAGGTAAGAGGACGTTCGTCATGCAACAAAACCAATGGAGAAAGAACCAGCGACGGTTTCAAGCATTCGTTTGAACTCTTGGCCATATTGTGTGGCCTCAAGCCCCTTGCCATATACCTTGCCTTCTGTGGCACCAATTTGGATGCCCATTTGTGCAAGTTGAATGGCAATGATATGTGCAGCGAGATGTTTTACGGCGCGATCAGTTTGATCTCCAAAAACATCAGCACTAGCATCCGCTGTAGCTTCAGAAAGAGCCCCGTTTACAATTCCCGATGGATGGGGCGTAAATTCAGGGAAACGATCAAGAAACGTTGCATAGGTAACAGTCATGGTCAAGCCCTTCCTGCCTTAATTGCTTCTTGACGTTTTGCAATGGCATTGCGAACCCTCACTCGCCCTTCAACTTTTTTCCATGACGCCAGTTGATCTAGGTCATGAATTAGTTCAATGGTCCGAGAGGCTTCAATGATGGGGAGATTTGAAAGAGTTTGAACGTCATGTGGAATGGTTTCCACAGTCGGCTGTTCCCTCACTTCTTCAATGGCGCCAATGGTCATCATCCGTTTAACGGTTGAATTGTCACGAGCCTTTTTCCATTGATCTTCTGGCACTCCCTGGTTTAACCCAGGCACCAGTTGAATCATCCCTCCATCAGTGATGATGCCGAAGCCACCTTCACGAGGCGGATTTTCAAGCTCAGGGCGGTAAGCAATTAACATTTTATGTTCAATTAGAACTGATGATTAGCTTAACGCCCATTGCCTGACTAAGCTCAAGACGAGGCTTGAACGTAGATGACGCTCTTGGGGTAGTACAGAGCCACACCACCCACGCGAGCGTGAGCAGGGACAATGAACTCAAGACCGCGCTGCTGGGGCGGGAAAAGCTCCAGCGGTTGGGGGATGTGCAGTTGCACTTTCTCGGGGTCACGCTTGTACACCACCATGCGGTTGGTGTTCAGAACGCTATTGCTAGCATCCAGTTGGTTGATAGGCTCAACGTTACGGATGTAGGGATTCGTCCTAAGGAAATACTCAAGCACGGTCACGTCCGAAGAATCGGAGTTGCGGGTGGTGCTGATCTTGTTGTAGTCCTCGTAGGCCAGCAGGATGGTGTCGGGCTGCTCCTTCATGTTGGAGGCGTTGATGATGGCGCTAACGCCATAGTTCAACAGTTCCAGCATTTCCTGAGCGGTGGTGCCGCTGCTGGTGAACCACTTGTCAGCAGCGATCACGTCAACAGTGGAGTTGTTGAAGAAACCAGCAAGTCCAACGGTGGATTCACCGAACATTGCAACGTTTTCAACTTTCTCTTCGTAAGCACGACGAACGGCAGAAGCGCGACGTTGCTCAAGAGCAATGTTTGCCATTTGAGCGGCACGCAGTTCTTGCACGGTGTAGCCAAAGCTACCGCCGAACGAACGAATGTTAATGCTCTTCTCCACTTGGCTGATGTCGGCACGGGGCAGATCATCAGCAGCATCCGCAATCAGCTTGAACTCCCCAGTGGAGTCCATGATGCGGTAGGTGAAGGTTTGTGCGCCAGGACCAGCTTCGCTAGTTACAGGCAGCAGGGTGGGGTATTTGATGTCGGCATAAGTAACTTCAAATACTTGGGGGCGGATGTACTCAAGCTGACGCTCAAGAAACAGGCCCGCTTCGTCCATGCGAAAATCAGACATTAGTAGGACCTCCTATCAAGAATCAGCGGAGAGAGTGAAGCTCGGCCCGTTCAGCTCCAGCACTGCCAGTCCACTTCCGGTGGTGGAAGTAAGGAAACGAGCATTGGAAAGACGAACGGTCTTGCCCGAAGCAAAAGCATGGCTGAATTGACCAGCCTTGCCAGTGCCACTTGCGCTATAAAGCACACGCACAGGCGATGCGGGAGTAACAGCGCCGGTCACGTAGACGGCCACTGCGCCTTCGTTGGCAACGTTCAGCACTTGATCGACTTTCACGCCAGGACGGCTATCGCCATTCAGAGCGGTTTCATCGACATAGGTGAGCACGTTGACGCCGAGAACGGTGTCAGAAGCGCCAGAAATGGTGGTTGCAGAATTGGCAACAGTGCCTGCAACGTTATAAACTTGTACATCACCAAAAGGCAGGACAACTGCCGTTTCGTTGATGTAGGTGCCAATGGTGTTGTCGCGGATGTCAGAAAGTTGGCCTTCCAGAAGCGCAGCGTGAACGAGAGCATAGCTCTGTTGCACACCGCCAGCGGAAGCGGTCCCTGACGTGGTAAAAGTTACGGCCATGGGTCAGCGCTCCTTAGAGACGGAGAGAGGGGATTTCCAAGCATTCTGCAGCTTGTCCATGTAGGACGAAGGGGCAGACATGGGGGAAGCGATGGAAGCAACAGCTTTGCGCAGTTCTTCGGTGGCGGCGGAGTCGCTACGGGGAGCAGATTCAACCAGGGTGTCGAACATGGCGGTCACGTAATCGTCGGAACGGTCCGACAGATCAGCGTCACCACGCACGGCCTTGATGGAAGCTTCCATGATTTCACGGGCAGAAAGGCCCGCGAAGTCAAAAGCAGAATCAAGCGAAGTGCGAGCTTTGTCAATGAGAGCAATGCGCTCTTCAACAAGACTGTCAACATTCACTTGCTTGGCAGCGTCAAGGTCAAGCTTGAGGCTTTCCACTTCTTCGGCAAGGGCATCGGCCCGCCCTTCGGCAGAGTCGCACTTACCTTTCATTTCTTTTTGCATGGCGTCCATTTCTTCCTTCATTTTGGAAGCTTCGGACATCATGCCATCGTACATTTTCTTCATGTCCTCGTAGGACATTTTGGCGTCTTCCCGTTCTTTGGTAATAGCCAGAGCTACGCTCTCGCTCACCTCAAACTCGGCGCCATCAAAGTTGACTTTGGCAGTCATAGATGAGTCCTCTATATGAGAAATTAGAGAAGGATCGGCAGCATCCAGACGATCTAGATGGAGCTTCACTTGCGGGCCAGCGCGGCCCCTGCGCACAACAGCAATGTGATTTCCGTTGATTTCCTTTTGGATGCCATCGTAATTCTCACCACTGTCAGTAACGCCAGGCGTCGCTTCATAATTGACGCGATAACCAGCACTGACCTCCTTCGCATCACCACGCATAATGCGCTCAATGGCATCTTTGTCAGTGATGGTCATGACGGCACGGACAAAGCCGTTGTCATACACCACTTCAGTGCCACTAAAGCCCACTTGATAGTCCTTTGTATTGGCGCTATCCAAGAGAACTGGAGGATGCTCAAGAGTGATTGCTTTGCCCGCAAATGAGGCCAAGCTTTCAGGAGACGCCACCTCCGCTTCGGGACGATATTCACGGCGAATAGAGCCATCTGCATCGGTGTAATGTTGTACACCAGTGCGTGCGATGGTTGCCCAAGCACGAAGATAACCTTCGGGGGTTAGCTCGTACTTGTCAATCGGCGCTACGTCGTAACGAAAGCATGTGTCGCTCATGCCTATACTCTATCAATTAATCATATGCGAGATAGACTTAAATAGGTTATTTCGCCTAAAAATGCAGCACATTCAGCATCGCCGTCTCACCACGCGCCTCAAAGCGCCCATTGTCACCATTCAAGAAAGTAGGCGGATTATCGGAGAAAGAATGAAAGAAGCTCGTTTAAACTCTGGAATGTCACAGGGAAATGTCGCAGAAATGCTTCATTGTGATCAAACTACAATCTCACGAATGGAACGTGGACAAATCTCCCCTGACTGCGCCCAAATTCGTATTCTTAGTTCTATTTTTCAGCTTTCTATTTTGTACCTGCTCGGTTATCCTACGTTTGTGGTTTCCGCAGTAGAAAATTAAACCTCTTCGTCGTCTCGCAAATCTGCAAGCTGGCTTTCAATACCTTCCATGACATAGGCCTTTGCCATTGCTTCCACTTCAAAAGTGAGGAACTTCGTCGGCTCAAAATGCTCGTCAGGTTTTTCGTAATAACTCTTCACAAAAATATGCGTTTCGTCAAGGCGGCCATTTTTGAAATGCTGCTCTTCGACAAGGCGCCAGTGAGAAGTATTGCGATGCTCATTGGCTGAAAGAATGGCCAGAGCCTTCATCACGCCAATGCCTTCTTCTTCTTCTTCAATTACGCGGACGTACTCACTCACTGTTTTGATTGGCGACTTTCCACCATCCTAATGATGCGGTTGGCCCACGCCTTACCCGCGTCTCCTCCCCATAGTTGCCAGGCGATATAGCCAGCGTCATTTTCGCCACCACTTTTATTCTTCTCGTGGCGAGAGAAAAACGCTGCCATACGCTTAATAGTGGCAAAGCTTATGCCGCCGCCGCTAGCAAGATCACCAGCCCTTGCAACGCCGCTGCCAATGCCCTGCTTTCCAGCCTCCTGCGTTGTCAGGCCGCCTTTGCCATATTTCTTGCGTAGTTCTAAGCCGCGACGCGCTGCAGCTCTTACAGACGATGGAGGGGCGAACGACTCAGCGTCGCCCCTGCCTACTTTTTTTTATTCTTCCCAA